AGCTCCACCCAGCCTTCTGCCGGGGTGGCCAGGTCGGCGTCCGCCTCGGTATAGCCGGGTGCGACCAGCGAGACGAACATCCGGTCGACATCGCCCGCCCAGACCGGATCGGCTTCGTCCGGCAGCAGATAGCCGCCCTGCACCGTGGCGAAGTCGATCGAGACCAGCGCGTCCTCTGTCGTCCCGCTCGCATAGTTCCACAGCCGGACATACCAGGCGCGGGGATTGCCGGTCGCGTCGCGCCCCTCGATCGTCAGCACCGGTCCATGCACCGCGTCGAGCGGCTTCACCCCCGCGGATCGCCAGCGGAATTTCAGCCGGCAGGCGCGGAAGTCGCGCGCGGTCTCATAGCGCAGCAGCGGATGGTCGTGCCGGTCCTCGGCTTCCCAGATCAGCCCGGCAAGATCGTCCTGGCGATAGAAGACCGCGTCTACCCGCAGCGCGTCGGGCGCGGTTGTCGTCACCGCCGCCATCATCGGGCGGGGGAAATTGACCGTCCAGTACACGGGATCGAAGCGCGAGAGCACGCCCTCGGCCTGCCCGCGGCGCGTCTCGGCGAGCCAATGGGCCATGTTGCTTCTCCTTTCCGCTATGGCATCCTGCCCACATGCATGCGGAACAGTTGCTCGAGTGGACGCATCCCGATGGCACGCGCCGCGTGATCCTCGAGCGCGTGGCCGGGGATCGCTTTCGCTATTTCGTTTCCGAGCTCATCGAGGATGAGGATTATGGGAGCCGCTACGAATATTGGCGCCCCGAATACCCGCCATCGGGCCTCTACGCCTCCGTGCTCGATGCCCAGAATGACGCGGCCGACCGGCTGCCCTGGCTGCGCGATCTTCTCGATGGAATAGCCGTGCAAGACTGAAGGCGCCGCCCCGGAATCTGGACGGTGCGCTTCCTTATGCTATTCCGCCATCATGTGGTTCCTTCAGATTCTGGCCGGCATCTTCTTCATGCTGTTTGGGCTGGCGGCCTGGCTCCAGAAACGGTTGCACGACGCCGTTGCCGAGCGGCACCCGGGGGCGCTGCAGGTGATCGACAGCGTGACGCGCAGCCTGCCGCGAGGCGCCCGTGCGCTCGATCGGCGCACCCGCTACCAGATGCTGCGGGATCCCGAGATCGATCGGCACATCCGCGACCTCGATCGGGTGCAGATCCTCGTCCAATATGTCTTGCTCGCCTTCAGCGTGCTGATCCTGCTGTTCGTCATATTCAGCGCGGCGCGTGCCTAGCGCCGGGTGCTCGTCCGGCGCTACTGGACCGGCGCATTCCTTCTGATACGCTTCGGCAATGGCCTTCCGCGATCTCTTCCGTCCCTCGCAAGGCGTTCGTGCGGTCTACGCCTCGATGGCACCCCTCTTCCCCTTCGCTGGCGGGCAATTCCCGCTCGCGCCGGGCAGCTTCCGAAACGGCGCAGGCGACAGCGTGCTCGGTTTCAGCGTCGATACCGATCGCTACAGGATGTCGGGCGGTGCGCCCGAAACGGTCGCGCTGATCCCCGTTGCCGGTCATGCCGACGGCTTCGTCTTCCAGCAATCGGATGGCGATGGCACCAGCTTCTATGGGGCGCTCCGGCTGTTGCGGCGTGAGACGGGTTTCGCGTTGTTCTCGCCAGAGGCGCTGCCGGCCGATGCCATCCGCGCGGCGCGGAGCAATCATGCCGCCATTGGGCCGCAAGTCTGCGTTTTCGCAGGCCAGGCCGATCTGCTCTCTGCCCTGGTCCCACTCGCCTTCGGTGCGCCGGAGCGATGCTGGAACATCTATCATCCGCTCTGACCCGCGCCCGGCCAAGCTCATTCGACCGACAGCGCAGCTTTGACAGCGCGCGCCACCTGCCGGCTCGATTGCGCCAGCGCGCGTGGGGCCGTATCCGCGCCAGCATTCACCGTGATCGCCACCCGCACCTCGCGCCCGCCGCCGGTGCCGGGCACCGCCACGCTGCCCGCGCTGGTCGGCACGAACAGCTCGGGGCCGCGCTCGCCCACCCAATAGGGGCGGCCGGGGCTCACCGGGCCGCCCGTTGCGCGGCCGGGTGCGCCGCCGATGCCGCCCAGCAGCTCGATCAGGACGCCCGCAATCCCCTTGCCGCCGGTCACGGAATCGATGCCTTCGCGCAACGCCGCCCGCGCGATCTCGTCCAGCACGCCGAGCGCCATGCGCTTCAGGTCCTCGAACCCGAACTTGCCGGTACGCACCGAGCGCAGCAGTGCATTCTCGATCGATCGTCCCGCGCGTTCGGCCCCCGCGCCCAGCGGCCCCTCCAGCCCACTGCGCATCTCCTCCACGTCGCGGGCAAAGGCGCGCGTATCGGCGCGCACGCTGACGATCAGCCGCTCGATCTCTTCCTCATCCATCGGGAAATTGCTCCTTGAGCCGCGCGAGCGTGTCGCCGTCGGGGGGCAGGTCCGCCTCGCCGCGTATCGCGTCGAGCAGCGCGCCCAGCTCGGCCGGGGTTGCAGCCCAGAAATCGGCGGGCTTCCAGCCGAACATCGCGCCCGCTGCGCCCGCCAGGCGCCGGGCATTGCTCGCGAAGGTCACCGTCCGGCCAGGATCTGGCCGATCAGCACGCGCAGGGCTGGGGTCAGTGCCTTGAGGCCCGCGTTCACCAGCGCCTCGCCGAACGCGGCGCGGTCCATTGCCGGCGGTTCCTTCAGGCAGTGCCAGAACAGCCCGGCGATCTCGGCGATGCCGAGCTTGCCCGAAGCCGCGCGCTCGACCAGCTCGAACAGCGGGCCAAGCTCCGCCTCGGCGGCGACCAGCGCCTGGAAGCTCGGGCGCAGCACATGGGTGGTGTCGCCCAGTTCGAGCGCCGCCTCGCCCCGCTCGGGGTTCGCCGCGCCGCTCATGCCGACACCACCGGGCCGGAGCTCTCCAGGCTCAGCGTGTAGCTGCGCTCGCCGTTGAAATCGCCGGCATAGTCGAGCCTCGTGACCAGGAAGCGGCCGGTCATCGTCTCGCCGCTCTCGAAGCTCAGCCGGTAGTCGTCGAGCACGCCCGACAGCGCGTTCGCCTTGAGCCGCGCCTCGGCCGCCGATCCGGTGAACACGCCGGCGCCCGACACGCTCACCGATCGCACCCCGGCGCCGGACAGCAGCTCGCGCCACCCGCCGCTATCCTTGCTGGTGATCGCCACCATCTCGCCATTGACGCTCAGCTGCGTCGTGCGCAGCCCCGCCACGGTCGCATAGACCAGCGGCACCGCGCCGTTTCCCACCTTGAGCAGGAACGCGCTGCCCTTTTCCGCTGCCATATTCATCTCCTAGAGCTTTTTAGATCTTTTCAGATGTTTTGGGTGTCAGTACATGATTGGATCATGCGCACGATCGAAGTCAGCACAGATGTCTACGCGAAGCTTTGGGCCCATCGGATCGTGGGCGAGGAGAGCGAGGACGCCATTCTCCGACGCCTACTCAACGTCGGTAGCGCGGATGCTCCTGCGCCTAGCGGAAATGGAGGGATGGTTATGAGGCGGATACTGTGGCGCGATGATGTGAAGACCGCGCTTGAACAACTCGGCGGTATCGCGCCGTTGGTCAGAATTTACGAGCAAGTTCGCAGCATCCGGCGTGCTGCCGGTCGTAGGATTCCGCCTAGCCACGATGCCATCGTGCGCCGGGAACTTGAATACAACAGTTCTGATTCGGAGAGCTTCACCGGGCGCTTTAACTGGTTCACGGCGGTCGAAGGAATCGGAGCAGGAATCTGGGGGCTCCGCTGATCCTCCTCAAACTTCACTGCGGAGCATCCGCACGCGAAATTCGCTCACCGATTGCCAGCGCGACTCTCCCTCGCGGGATATCCGCGCGCGCAGCAGCACCAGGCTGGCGAGCGCCCAGCCCTGGCCGAGCAGCCGCGGCATCGCCTCGATCGCCGCCTCCGCCTCTCCGGCGAGCCCGCGCAGCCGCACCGGCCGCTCGCCCGCGTCGAACAGCATGACGGCGAACCGCCCCTCGCGCCCGGCCATGTCCTTGGTGCTCCAGTCGGAGAGCCATGCCTCCTCGACCAGCGCATAGGGCCGCGCCGCGCGCACCGGCGGGGCGTCGAACACCGCGGTTACCTCGAGCCTGGCCAGCGCCTCGACCAGCGCCGCCTGCAGCACTGCCTGCACGCTCATCGGACCAGCCCCCCGATCCAGCGCAGCCGCTCCCGGATCCCGCGTCCCTCGATCGCCACCCCGTCGGCGCGTTCCTCGACCCGTGCGTCCGGCACGGCGGCGCGCACCGCCGCGGCGACCCGGGCGATCGCCCGTTCCACCGCGCTCATGCCGCCAGCCGCACGCGGCGCCAGGGCCGCCACAGCGCGCTCACCGCCGCCGGCGGCGCCGCGCCATTCTCACGGTGATCGAACAGATGCGCGACGAGCAGCACCACGCCCGTCGCGATGGGCGGCGGCAGGTCGCCCCAACCCGCCGCCGCCCCCGCGCGGTAGCTGACGGTCGCCCGTCCGCGCGCGCGCACCCAGCCCAGCCGCTGGGCGTCGATGTCGATCACCACGTCGAGCCCCGCGTCGATCGCCGTCACCGGCGTCACCGTGAGCGCCGTCCAGCGCCCCTTGCTCTCGACCGTCTCGCGGAAGTCCCGCGCGATCAGCGCGCTCCCTGTGAACCGCTCGGCCAGCGCCAGCGCGGTCCCCGCCAGCGTCTCGATCAGACCGTCCTCGCTCGCCCCCGCGATCCGCAGATGCGCCTTGGCGGCCTCGCGCGCGGCCTCGATCACCGCGCCCGGAAATGGCGGAAACTCCATCTCGCTCTCCGCATGAAAGGAAAGGGGCCGCCCTCCCCGGTACGGCCCCCCGAAAGGATCAGGCCGAGAATTTCAGCAGCTTGATCGCTTCCGAATTGCTCACCATCCCGCCGACCCGCTTGGTCGCGTAGAAATGGACGAACGGCTTGTTCGAATAGGGATCGCGCAGGATCTGCGTCTCCCCGCGCTCGGCGATCAGGTACCCCGCCTGGAAATTGCCGAAGGCGATCGACAGGCTGTTCGCCGCGATATCGGGCATGTCCTCGGCCTCGACCACCGGATAGCCCAGCAGCGTCGCCGGCTGCCCCGCCGCCAGC